AAACAGAACAAGTAACTAAAAATAAACAAACTGAACAAGTTACTAATCATAAACAAACAGAACAAGTAACTAAAAATAAACAAACTGAACAAGTTACTAATCATAAACAAACAGAACAAGTAAATAAAATAGATAATTCTAGTAAACCATTAAAAACACAAAAAAATAAATCAAATAAAAAAGTTCCTAAAGAAATTACTGTATAAATATTATAAAACAAAATTATTTAATTCATCAAGTTCTTCTTGCATCATATTTTTAATTTTTTTTTTCCTTTCAGTTTTATGATGTTGTGCATGAACCCAATCAGGTGAAAGGCATTTTTCTCCATGTCCATCATAAATTGGTTGCTTATTATTTGGAGGAACTAAAGTATAACTAACAAATTCTTCATCTTCACTATCATAATTATTTTTATTTGTATTCTTTGAAACATAAATATAAATAATCATACTTTTGTTTTTAACAAATTCTAATGGTTTTATTCTAATATATCTAGAATAGATATCAACTGGATTTATTTTAGGTGTATATGAATTAATATTTCCATCTAATTCCTTATAAGAAACCCATTTTTGAGTTTGAGAATCTTTATATGAAACTGAATATTTTTTTACATATGAATCATTATTTATATTCTCAACAACATTCACATATGGTTTATTAGTATCATAATAATAATTATCGTATTTTCCTTTTATTTTTGGAAAAGGTCTCTTACACGGATACTTGCCAAATGTAACAATTGTTTGAATATGCTTAACTTCGCCAATATCAATCTGATAGTAGCATTCATTTGTTTTGTATGATTTATGTTTCTTGTTTCTTTGAGTAAATATTCTGCGTCCCATTGATTCCATATTATCTAGTTCTGGTTCTATCCACTTTAACAGACAATATTTTTTTAATGTTCCTGATGAATCATCCTGATTACCATCAAAAGTATATAAATAATTTGGATCATAATATTGCTTATTCCATTTTAACCAACATAATTCTTTGTGTATAGTATCTACAAGTATGTAATTTTTAATAGGAATATTAAATGTCTGAAGAATAACTCCATTTGCAGGGTCCCATTTTTTTATTGTCTGTATAGAAGTATCTATTAGTGTTTTTTCTACATCTGACCAAAGATAATTTTTATTTAGAGGTCTTGAATTATTATTTGAGTATCTATTGGTACAATTAATAAAATTGTTATCAAAGTATTCATCTATTATTGTAACTGGAATTTCATCTTTTTTGATATGTCTATCACATTCTAATTTATAATTTTTACAAGACCTTAAATGGTTCGAAGAGTATCTTAAAGTATGTTTATTTTTATGCCAATCATATTTGAATGGAGTATAGTCATAATCATCTAACATTATATTAATTATGATATGAAATTATAATATTATAGTTTCAATTTTATTTTTTATAATACTTAAAAAAAATTGTCAAAAGATATAATTTTTTTACTTGAAAAAAAAATTGTCAAAAGATATAATTTTTTTACTTGAAAAAAATTGTCAAAAGATATAATTTTTTTACTTGAAAAAAATTGTCAAAAGATATAATTTTTTTACTTGAAAAAAAATTGAATATTTTAATACTACATTATATAATATTATAATATTTAATGAATTCTAACCAAACTGATTCTACTAATACTACATCAGCACTATTAAATGGTGTTAATTACTATTCTGTTGACCATCCTGAAACAGGAGACCTTATTCTTGTTACATTCAATTCACAAGAAAATGCATTTTTTGGAAATCTTGTTGAATTTCCAGATTATAGATGTATTATGAATTATCAAGATGTGACTAAAAAGCGCAAAGTAAAGAGTTGGGCTAAAATTGTTCCAATGAACAAAGTACTTGTTGTTAAAGTTGATGACATTGACACTGACAAAAAAATAGTTCAAGTGTCTATTGCATATCTTGGTGATAAGTTTAAAGAAGATTTAACTAATATTCAACTTCAAGAAAAACTGATGGAACCTTTTAATGAAAATAAAACATTGGAAAATTTCATCAAGTCCTTGTGTATAGTTAATCATTTTGACTATAAAACTATATGGACTTCTCTAGTTTATCACATTGATGAACTTAGACGAGATGATGATGATGGCGATGATACACTTAGTCTATGGTCTTATTTTTCAAATAATTTTAATGATTTAGATGATTGGATTGAAACTTGTGAACTTAATAAAAATATCGGAGACGCAATCAAAGAACTTTATGGTAAGATAACAAAAGAAACACCAAAAAAAATAACATCAAAAATTGGAATTATTTCTATTGGTGGAATTGATGCAACAAAAAAACTAATCTCAGGTATATTGTTACAACTTAAATATAATTACAATTTTCGTTATGAAACAACTCCATATTATTTGTTTGAAACGTCTACAGAAGACTCTGATTGTAATTCTCATAATAAGTTTATTAAAATGCTGGAAACTGAATCTGTTAAATTTAACCCAAAAATTTTTATTAAGACAGATTTTGTTGGAAAAATTTCAGCAAATTAAACTAAATTTTTTTCGTTTTCTTCTTAATTAAACCCATTGTGGTTTCTAAATTTAATTGTTTCATTTGAATAGGATTATTTCGTTTAATTGCATATTCAGATTCTATTTCTGAATAAATTCTATTAACTTTGTCAATAGGTACTTCTTTTAATTTATTTAATTTATATGATTCTTCAATTTGCATTTGTCTTGATACCAATGGAGGATGTAATATAATATATTCTTTTGTATTAAATAATGAATTTTCTCTAAATTGTGTGATTGATAAATTACCACCATATTCTTCTAAAGTTATCCAATGAGGAGCTGGATTTATTTCTTTGTATTCTGAATATGTCATATAATAAAACAAATTAATAAGTGATTCTCTTTTCCATGATTGAGTATCATTTATATCAAGATTATAACTTTTCATACAATTAAAACTACAAAAATGACCAATACAGAAAAATGTTTCATTATAGTAGTCTTCAGGTAATTGAACTGGTGGTGAATTAAAACTATTTTTACACCACCAACATTTTGTGTTTTTATTAAAATTCATATTATGAGTAATTATTTTATTGACATTTGTATTCATTAGTAATTTATTTGATTTTAATAAAACTGATGATTTTATATTATCAGTTGTATCTGAATCATCAGATGATTTTACTTTTTGTAAATTTAATTTTGGATTATTTTTAATATCATTTTCTGACTTTATAAATAATGACATATCGACAGTCTCATGTGAATTTATTTCATCCATTGTTATAGGAATATGAAAAATTACTTTTTCTTCTTCAGTAATTATTTTTTCTTCTGATATTATTACACTTTCATTTTTTTGTAACAAAATATTAAAATTTTTTGGTTTACGACCTCTTTTTTTCTTTGTAATTGGTTCAGACATTAGTTTAAATAAATAATTAATCTTTAAATTTAAAATAAAAAATATTTAAATAATTTAAACATAAATATATCTACCATAATATATATATATAATGAGTATTAGTAAAAGTGATTTTAAAACAATCTATAACAAAATGATTAATTCTGATAGAAATACTGTAAAAAAATATATTAATAATTTAAATAGATACGGTAAATCAGGAGACAATCAACTTGATATGTTAGTTAATAATTATAGTTCAAATTATGTAACAAAAGTTATGAATAAGATTAATGCTAAAGTTTTAGTAGGTGGTAATGATGATACTGCTTCTACTAGTGGTGGTATTAAAAATTTATTTCCTGCAACTGAAACAGAATCAACTGCTGAGCCTATAAATAGCGTAGGTATTGTTAATAGTTCAACAGGAAGAACCTCTAGAATACCAGTTACTAATGTAGCTACATCTAGTCAAAATAACTCTACCAGATACGAATCAACTGAAACATCGTCTGAAATGCCTTTACTCGAACAATCTGAAATATCATCTGAAACATCATCTGAAATGCCTCAAGATAAATTTCAACTAACTCTAAGCTCTACATCTGAATCTCCAGCTTTTGGAACTAATGAATTAATAAGTTCAAATACATCATCTGATATGCCTTCTAGTGGACCACAACTAATGAGTGCTACATCATCAGAAATGCCTTCTAGTGGACTATCAGTAATGAGCGCTACATCATCAGAAAATCCAGTTGTAGAACCAAAACCAGTTGATATGAAATCATCAGTTAATGAGATGATTGAAAAACTTAAACATAAAGCTATGTTATTGAAACAAAAAGAAGATGAATTAAAAGCAAGAGAGGCTAGACTTGAAGAATTAGAAAGGAATGTTGTTAATAAACAAGAACAAAGAAATACTTTGGATTCTGAAATTGAAACATTAAAAAATGAACATTCTAATATGAAAAATGAGGTTGGTCAATTATTGACAGAAAGTAGCAAAATATTATCTGAAAGTGAACCTGGACCATCATTCTTACGAAGAGTGTTAAATCAGGTAACTGGTGCATTTTCTCAATAAATAATAATGAATATTTTAATTAAATAATAAAATAATTAATAATTAATTGATTATTTTATTCCAAATAGTTTTTTCTTAAAAAATGCTAATATTTGACTTTTTTGGTTTTCTGCCTTTTTTCTTTGATTCACTTAGTGTTGTTTCAGATACTAATCTATCATTATTTGATGATGTTTCATTTTGTGTTTCTGTATTGGTAGGTTTAATTGTTGCTGGTTGTAAATTGTGTAATCTACTTAATATATCTTTAACTTGGTCAGGAGCTCTTATTTCAGGAGCAACTGGTCTTAATTGATTAGCAGGTACTGATTGTGGTAATGTTCCAGTTTTAACATTTGATGGTTGTGGTTCACTTGAACCAAACATATTAGAATTTAATACAGCTCCAAATATACTATTTTCAGATGTTTTCTGATTAATTAATTCTTGTTGACTTTTTAATTGGTTTTGAAGTTGTTGAATATATTGTCGTTGTTGTTGTTGTGATTTTTGTTTAGATTCTGCTTCTTTTTTTCTTAATTCTGCTCTTTGTTTTTCAATGTTAAGTTCCTGTTGTGTCATAAATTGTGAACTTTCACTTTTTCCTGGATTCATTATTTTACTCAATAAACCTGGATTTGATGACAATACTGAATCTAAACCAGGTAATTTTGATGCATGTGATTTTGTAAAATGGAAAGCTGATGCTGATGCAATAATTAAATAAAGCAATTTAATTTCAGGAGCCATTTTTCTTCCTGTTCCTTTATATTTTTCATAAATTTCTTCTAATACATCTTCCCATGAATCAACCTCAACTGACATATGCTCACCCCATCCTGATAAGTGAAAATCAAAAGGATCGTACTTGTCATTTAAAAATTCAACTACAGATACTGCTTGTAATAAACCATTCTTAAAAATTTTAACTCCATTTCTTTTATCTGCAAAACTTTTAAGTAATTCATATTCATATTCCATTTCTTCTAATGATGAGTTAAAATCATACTCTTTGGTTAATTCATAACCTTTTGCTTTTATGTCACATAATTTTCTGAGTAGCTCTATTTTTTTCATTCTTAATTCCTGTTGTGTAAGTTGTTTTTGCGGTTCTATTACTTGAACATCTATAGTCTTTGGTATATGATTAGAATGTTGATTAATTTGTTGATTAGTTTGTTGGTTAGACTGTTGGTTAAATTGTGACCTAAAACTTGGTATTGATGGATGATTTTTATAAGTTTCTGTATTATTTTCTTTTGGTGATTCTGGTACTATACTTGGTTTAGATTCAGATGCATTTTTTGAAGTTTCTGATGCTGATTCATGTGATTTTTTAGGACTAGATTTTTCTGATTCTGTATTTTTTAACAAGTCTTCTAATTCTGAAGTATCAGTATGAGATGTTTTTGGTTTACTAGTTATTTTATTAGGATTTGCTATCATTCCAAAATAATATTCTGAATCTGTACTTTGGGGTTTTTTTCCATTTGTTTTATCGGCATTAGAATTCTGGTATTTAACTTGTACCTCGGACGATGAAGTTTCTGAGTCTGACATTATATTATTATATATATTCTTTCCTTTAACTTAACGCAATTATTTAGAATAATATGAATTAAAGTTTACGAATACAAAATATAAGTATTAGTAAAAATTATTTGTAATTAGTTTAATTTTGTTGTTTTTGTAGCAGAAACAGTTTCTTGTGCACTCTTAACATATAAAAAATCGAGAGTTAAAACAAATGCAACAGCAATCATAATAGCCATCTTAGGGTCTTGATTACCTCTAACAACAACCATAAATAAAATAAAAATTTTAAAAATTGTGTTGCTAAATAAATCTTTAACATATTGAGGGAGATTTGGACCTAATAATGAAGCATACAAAGCTAAAGCTACTGTAATAATAGTTGATACGTATTGATTATCAAGAATTTTTTGAAACATTTATATTATATATAACATAGAATATAATCTTAATATTTTTTATTTAATTTTTTTATTTAATATTTAATTTTTTTATATTGTTAATTATATATATTAAATGTCAGATAATGCTGAAAACCCACCTTCAGATGATGCTGAAAACCCACCTTCATGGCGTCCTAGTTTAAACAGACAAAATGCATTTGCTCATCAGGTTGTATATGTTATTGATGCTAATGGTTTTATTTCCAAAACCAATGATACAATTAAAATATCATTGTTAGCTAATCAAATAATAATTAGAGAAGTTGATAAATATAAACTATATGAACTAAATCCAGGAATACGAGTTGTAGATGGTTCACATATAGATAATCATAAATTAATAAAATATGTTACAAAAGGTGAAGGTTCTGATATATACAGTAATAAATATCTAAAATACAAAAACAAATATTTAACACTAAAAAAAATACTAAAACTATAAAAAATATTATGATTTGTCATCTTGTTTATAATCAATTAAAATGTATTTATCAGATTTTATATTTTAATTTAAAAATTATTATCTAATATTTAACAATAATATGAATTATTGTTCAATAGAAGATGCATGGGGGTCAGCTAATTGTAGTAGTAATCAATATAAAGAATATTCATCAGAAAACAAACAAATACCAGAAATTAAACAGTTACCAGAAAAAAAAGTTTATGATTTAAATAATAAAATAAATTGTGACGAATTTATTTTACATCTTAAAGAATGCGACAAATGTTATAATAAAATAAAAAATCAATTTAGACCTCAACTAGTTGAAAAATTTCAAAATATAGTTGATGAAAATAAAGATACAATAGTACTTGTTTTAATTGGTATTTCAATTTTGTTATTTTTTAATTTAATTAATAATATAACTAAAAACTAATTCTTAACAGACCATTTTATCAATAAAATATTGGGTAAGAAAAATTCGGTTTCAAAACCATTATTTTTTAGTTTTTCCTGAATATATTTTCGACAGTCTTCTACTGAATATAATGGAAGACCTACTAAAAACTCTGGTATTAAATACCATGTCTGATAATAATCACCTGCACTTGCTAAAGTAATTTTTTTTTCGATAACTAGATAAATTTTATCAAATGTTTTATTCTTCCTTTCTTCTCTTTCTTTCTGTTGTTTTACCAATTCATGTGCTTTTATCATTAGGATATTATATTACAATAGATTTTTTATTTAAAGATTCGGAAACTAATATCTTAAATGAACGAAAAACCGGATTTTGATACTATTTGTATGAGCGGTGGAGGTGTTAAAGGGTTTTCATTTTTAGGTGCTGTTAACTATCTAGAAGCTAACTCTTATGTAGACACAATCAAAATTAATAATTGGATTGGAACATCAGCAGGGGCTATTTTAAGTTTTTTATTTACATTAGGATATAATGTACATGAAATAATTAATTTTGTGGTTGATTTCAATTTTAATAAAATACAACCAGAACCAACTATTGATAATTTATTGATTTCATTTGGTATTGATGATGGAACAAAACTAATGATAATATTAGTTGGATTTCTAAAAGAAAAATTTAATATTGAAGATATAACATTTGAAGAACACTATAAATTAACAAATAAAAAATTAACAATTATTGGTACTAATTTTTCAAAAGGTACTGAAGCAATATTTAATTATGAGTTAACACCTAATATGTCTGTACTTACTGCTGTTAGAATTTCATCATCAGTTCCCATTGTATTTACACCAGTTTTATATGATTCAGACTATTATATTGACGGAGCATTTGTTAACAATTTTCCGATAAAACATTGTAATCCAAATACAACATTAGGATTTTATATTAAAAATAGCTGTTGTAACAAATTAACTAATCTTATTAGTCTTATTAATGGATGTTTAGCTATTGTATCAGACACTATATCCCAAAAAGATTGGACCAAAAAATTCCCATATATTATTGAAATCAATAATTTTTTACAAGAATTTACCAATTTTAATTTGGATAGAGAAAAAAAAGTTAAAATAATTAATTTAGGTGAAACATTTGCTAAAAAATATTTGGAAAATATTACTGATTTATTCCAAAGTGATAAATCTACTCAAACAGAATTTACTGATGTTTCTATACAAACTGAATCTACTAACTAATATTATGAATTTAATAAATTTTAATGAAATTTATTAAACTTGTTAAAAAATAATTATTTTATTGCCATTCATTAAATTTTTTATTACTGAAATCAACAGGCTTGAAATTTTTATAATGATTAGTTTGATTATTATATTCTTTCATTTTATCTTCAGTTGATTTATTTTGTGTTGTCGTTTGTAAAGCAGGTTGTAACATAAAAGCTCTATCTAAACTTGAAAATTTTGAACTTTGAACAGAATCTTCAACATACAATTTGTCTAAATCTCCTATACTTGTATATTGTTCACCAATCACATAAGTTGATAATTCTTGTGGAGCACCTTTATACTCTACAATTTGTTCTTGAAACTTACCTCCATCTGCTTTATTCATTTCATATTTACTATTAAAATCTCTCATACTATTGAAATCTTCTTTTTCAATCTTAATATCATTTCGTTTATCTTTAATTTTTTTAAATCTTTCTGCAACTGTTTCTGATTGGTTATTATTATATCCGTGTTTTTTATTTAATTCTTCTATTTTACTATTAAATGTATGTGCACTAGTGTCTTTATTCTGAAAATATTGTTCAACATCTTTTATTGACTTGGAAAATGATGTTTTTAATTCTTTGAATGTTTCAGCTGTCCCATTTATAAAATCATCATATTTTTTTCTCGATGTTTTGTCAAGTAGAACTTGATTTGCTAGAATAATATGATAATAAATTTCTTCTTCTAAATCAGAATTTTTATCAGGGTGAAAATTTTTAATAACTTTCATAAAATTCTTTTTAATTTTGGTTGAATCGTCTGACATTTGCACATTTAAGAGTTCATATAAATTATATTTAAGATTATTAAAATCAATCTCAATTTTTGACATAAACTATATATATATTATAATTAAAATTGGTTTAAATAGTTTTTTGAATATTTTTATTTATTTAATATATTACTGATAATTGCATCGGCTGTACGTTCACCATCATAATTAGTATGTTCATTACCATTTTCTATAACAACAAAAGGATATCCAGGAACTTGATATTTTTCACACATTGATTTATTACTATCATCATCACACTTGATATCTAAAGCAGTTACATGAGATAATTTTGAGTCAGATTTAACTCTTTCACTGAATTTATCCCATTCAGGTTGAAATCTTTGTGAATAACCACACCATGAAGTATTAAAATTATATACTTTTATTTTATCGGTAAATTTTTCATTTGTTTTAACTGAACATGTTGTATGATAACAACTGAAAACGATTATACAAATGACAATTAACCAAACCCACAATGGCAAACTGAAATATATTTGTTCTAACATTATAATAAGTAATATTATTTTTTTTAGTTTAGTAAAAAATATTTAGAAATTTTTTTAAAAAAAAATTATTTCTATAGTATAATATATAAATTATGTCTACAAAATCTCCTAAAAGATTTGATGAATATATACCATTATTTAAAAAAGATGGTGATATGCGTGTTGCATTATTGCTTGGTGAACTAGAAGATGTTGCTAAGGCGAAAAGAGGAAAAGCATCAAGAAAAAACTATGAGGCTGGTGATATTGGTCTAGATGAGGTTACCCCTGGTTTGCAAAATAAGTTTTTTTCACTAAGAGATTCTAGTGCAACTGCAACTGATACAACTGTTCATCCTGAATGGAAAGATTTTATGCTTCAATTAGGTTTGAGATTGGCAGGTACTAATTTTAATGATGCATCCAAATTAGATGTTATTAAAAAACTTAAAAATCCTTCTGATGGTTCAGTTGAACAATTTATGTTGTTAGTTCTTTCTAAAATTGTTAAAGAAGTAGATGTATCTATTGGTACCCAAGCTGATATTTTAGCTCATAATTCATTATTGGATACAATTACAAAATTTACATTTAAAGATAATGCTGAAAAAATTATTACAGCATTAACTTCAGATAAAGTTATGGATGCTAGTGATGAGACTAAAATGTTGGTAAATGGTTTGGGCCTTACTGCTGGTAACGATTTGGACCCTACTGGTAGATCAGGATCTGACATGACTACTAAATACAATGAAACTATTACTTCATCAAGATTGTCTGTCAAGTTTGCTAATTATGTTGCTAGCACTGATGGTAGCACATTATTAAAATCAACAGCTGTTACTAGTGCTAGAGATAATAAATCTGCATTTATTCTGGTACTTATAGAATTCATTAAATCACTTGATATCCCCAAAGAATTTGGATATAACTATGATAAATACTTTAGAAGTTTATTAATTGGTGTTTCATCTACTCCATTACCTGTTGGTCCATCTGCATTTTTTAATGAACCTGATGTTAACCAAGGTACATACTGGCGCAAAGCTGATGGTAGTTTATGGACTCGTAATAAAAAGGGTGAAGATGAACAAATTGATGTAAACTCTGATAAATTCAAAGAATTAAAAGTAGCTGATAAATGTATGGGTACTAATGTTAATAACGCTGGATTACCTTCTGGAGAAAAATGTGCTGACTATTTACGTGAATGTTTGAGTGGTGGTGATATTACAAAATGTGTTAAATTTTTGAAAAATAAAGATTTTTGGTCAAATATTGAAAAGGAAGTTGACGATATGTTACCTGCTATTGTTCTTAAAACATTGGAAGCATTTAAATTCGATAAGGATGATAAATATGATGAATCAAATGGCATGAATATTGCTAAAGTTGACAGTGTTGATAATTGGTTGGCTGCCTTAAATGAATTGTCTAAGACTAATCCTAGCAAACTTAGTTCTGCTGATTATGCAGACATTGCTGCAAATGAAAAACTTATGGCTTATCTCCGTCTATTAGTTAAGAAAGTTAATTCTAATCCAGCTATTCTTAACAAAGGTATTGTTAAATCCGATGAACAAAAAGTTAATGACCCTAATGCTTTTTCAGGTTCTAGATTAAATGAAATGGGTCTTAAAGCTCGTATTGTTGCACCTACTAATGGTTCTAGTTCAGTTGAAAGATTAGCTAGTCTTATAAAAAATGATAATAATTCAACAAGACTTCGTATGAGACTTCAAGGTGCATTTGGAATGCCTGGTGGTTCAGCTTTATCTGATGAATTAGAAAGCAACCTCAGTAATGAGAATAAACAAACTTGGCACATATTAAAAACCCAATACATGGCTCTTGTAGGGCAACTTAAAAATAAAAATAAATCTATAACTGAAGCTGATACTAAAAAGATTGACGAATTATTTGAACAACTCAAACATGCTGAAGTTAAACTTGCTAGTGTTGTGTTGATGACTGAAAAATACAACAACTTGCTCAGTATTCATGGACAAAGAGATGGTAATACTGTCTTATCTGTAGACCACCTTAAAGAGTTTGTTAACCAACGCAAAAAATATTTTGAACGCGTTAATAAAAAACAAAATGATTTACTTAGTATTATTGCATCCGTTGCTGATGCTGCCCAAAATGAAGTTTCTGCTTCTGATGATTCTGAAGTCCTTACCAAGAAAGAAAGACTTAATTTAAATGGTTTACTTGGTTAAATTATTTTTTATAATTAACAATATTTAATTAATAATATTATTATTAATTAATTAATTTAAAGATGGAATTTCTAATTAATGTATAATGGGATTAGGATTATTACTTTTAGTTTCAGTTGGTAAAGAGAATTTATATTTATCGGGCCAACCAGAAATTACATTTTTTAAGATAGCTTATCGTAGATACACTAATTATTCAATAGAACCAACCCCGCAATATTTTAAGACAACACCTGATTTTGGCAGAAGATGTACTGTTAATATTGGTAAAAATGCTGATATGTTAGGAAAATCATATTTATATGTGGAACTACCAGATATTCAAATGGAAACATTTCAAAGTTCATCAAGCCAAATTAAAAAATTTGCTTGGGTTGAAAAAATAGGTTGTGCTTTGGTAAATTTTATTGAGATTGAAATTGGTGGAACAATAGTTGATAGACATTATGGTGATTGGATAAATATATGGAGTGAATTGACAATTAGTATGGGTCATAGAAAATCTTATAATAAAATGATTGGAAATATTCCAGAACTGGTTGATTATAGCACAGATAAAAAATCGGCCATTCTATATATTCCGTTATCATTTTGGTTTTGTTTAGATACTGGGTTGGGACTACCATTAATAGCTTTATCAAATTCTGACATAAAATTTCATATTGATTTTAATGATATTGACTATTGTTATAAATTATCCCCAAGTTATTTTATTAATATAACAAATAATTTTTGTATTTTTAAACAAGGAGAATATTTTTATCAAAACTATCAAAATAATAAAGTAATTGGTGAATTCATTTATTTTGATAGTATTGAACAAAAACTTTATTATAATCCAATCAAAGGAAAATTTAGTATTCCAACAATTGCTGAAGATATAAAATACAAGTTAGTTGGAAATGAATCTGGATTTATAGTTAATATTAAACCTGATACTGTAGTTGTTAAAGATGAAGATTATTTTAAATTTAATAAACCATCATTAATTAATGCTTATCTAGTTGTAAATTATATATATTTAGATAATTTTGAAAGATATAATTTTATAAATAATTCTCATGAATATTTAGTTCCAGTAATTCAAACTTTACCAGAACAAATTGTTTATTCAACAAATTCTTCCTATAAACTTCCTTTAATTAATCCAACTAAATTATTAGTATGGCGAGCTATTTTAACAGCTAATTTAACAAATAATAATCAGTTTAATTATACATCATTACCATATACTGATACTCCTGAATTCTTAATAAATAAAAATTTACTTATTATTAATTCTATAAATAGAATGGATCTTGATTCATATATTTATTATACTATACTTCAAAAATATCAATATAATTTTTGGAATAATCAACCCGGTATTTATTTATATTCTTTCAGTTTAGACCCCAAAAACCTTCAACCATCTGGTTCTATGAATTTTAGTAAAATTGATGATGGATATATACAACTAACAATGAATAATATTATTAATTATCAAAATCCTGCATCAGTTAGAGCATATAGTATACAATACAATTTATTTAGAATTTCTAATGGTATTGGTGGCTTAACTTTCAATAATTAATTAATCCAAGCAACTGAACCAAAACCACTCATGATTCTTAATATATTGTATTCTTTAACAACTGTTGATAATATATAAGGTTTTGGTTCGTTGTTTAAAACTTGAGATTCTGATTTATTATTTACAACTAGAGGATTTGATTTAACTTTCATTACAATATCGTCGAAATTAGTAAAATTCAAATGCCCTGAAGGTTGACCATCTAGTGGATATAATGAAAATGTATAAGCGTAATATCCTTGAGGTAATGAATTCTTAAATTTACTATATGGAACAGCACTATTAAAATATAACCAATCTCTTTCTGAAAATAAATCAGTTCCATTAGCTTTAATTGTTAGAGAACTTATAAATGATTCTTCTTCCCAAATTATTTGAGTACTATATTGGTATTTAAGATACATTGTTATCAAATAATTTATTTTACCAGTCTGTGTTACTGAATCAAATGCTGACAAATACTTAATTTGATAATACATTAAATATTTCAATAAATCATAATTAGTATCCCATTCTTCAAATGATGAGAAAAAGTTAATTAAATTAGTTATCAATTGATATTTAGATGTTTCTTTCATGTAATCATTAAATAAAATATTATTTTGTATAATAATATCAATATCATCTGCATAGTCTCTTTGTTCATTACTTGTATATACATTATTAATCATATATTGTTTGCTATATATTAGAGCTTCTTGATATCTTTTATATTTAGCATCCCTTTTGTCTGTTTTAATATAGTGATTAGTTAAATATGTCATTTTAGGATTAGATATTGATTTAGTAATCATATAAATATCTTTAATCAAACCACTGAATTTTTTAGGTAAAACTACTGATTCATCATATATATAGTTATTTGGGTAAATAATATTTCTTTCAATTATATATTCGTGACTATATGAACCAAATAATTTTCTTTCATCAGTATCTAACAAAATAAATTCATTACATAAAGTTGTCTTGATTGATGGATTCATAATATTTCTGTAATTGTCAGGAAAAATATATTTATATGTTCCAGATAAATCATTTTCTAAAATATATTCCAATTGGTTTAATTTATATTCTAATCTTATTTCTGTATTTGGCATCGCAATTGTTGGTATCGCTAAACTAGCATTTTTACTAAACCAAAATATTATTGGCATATATAATTTCCATTTATTATTCGAAAATCTAATTCTAGTCATATTTTCTAATTGTTTTCTGCCTTCTTCTGATGAATATAAATAATATGATAAATTATAAGTATCTTCATTCATTTCTTCAATTAATTGGTCGTTGAAATATAATCTAATATAATTAATTAATCTGCTAGAGTGCGGCCACTTGGGAATCTCTGTAGTTTGGGTTGTTATAGACGTTGTTTGTATATCCTTCTTCATATTGTCATTTTGGATAAACTTGTTTTCATTAAATATATTTGTAACCAAATATTCATCATATGACACTAAATAAAATTTATTTGGTTTGCTAACAACTTTATCAAATATAATAGTTCCATCTCCTAAAGTACTAATAAATTTACCATCGTATTTACTTGTAGTTGATGTAACAAAATATCTTTTTGATGATTCAAGTGACCATTGTAAACCATCTGATTTATACAATTTATTATTAATTGAATTAATATAGAAATTATCACTTGGTGCTATATTTGGTGCAGAATTATATATTGGAGTAGTTATTGAATTATATGGTGCATTAATATATGTGTAATCATGAACTGATTTATTAACAAACAAATATATTTTAGACTGTTCATTTTGTTCATAAAAATTCGCAAATTGTAATGAATCTTGATAAAAATTAACTGATATTACTTTATCTTCAATATTATCATCTAAATAATATGTGTAATTAATAGTTTCATTAATTTTAGATGGCAATGATATAATAAAATACATCTTATTAGAACTATAATATTTATCAAATATTTTACCTGTATATAAATCTCCATTTTCTGAATTTAAATATATGTTTTCAAATGAATAAGCTGACATAAACATATTTCCTGACATAAAAGTTTTATCAGGAATTTCGATTATATATAGAAAATTATCAAATTCATTACTGTTACCACTATAAGGTATCATATAAAATTTATCTTGTGATGTATATTGATATGGATGATTTATTGTGATTTTTGCTTTACGATTCTGTGCAGGCACATTAACAAGACCTCTATTTGATTCAATATAATATTGTTGGAAATCTTTATTACCTGTTATTGCGGTATTATTCCAATTAAATGTTAAAATTCTGTTAGAAAATATAAATTGAGATGAATCTAAAACAGTATTTGCAAATTTATAATAATAATTAGTTTCACTTTTATATACAAAATCACTAGGTACATTTATTTCAATATTATCACCATTATATTTATAGTATGGTTTACCAGAATTTATTTCAGTTATTGTCAAAGTATTATAATCTGGTAAATTCCAATTATTCTTTTGGATAAAACTTGTATCATTAGCCAATTCTGAAAACAAATAATCTTTCTTAATTGTAAAACTTGTAGCTGTTTCTGTTTGATTAATGTAAATTGATGTTTTATTAATTGTATCTATTGTTGGTTCATAAATACCTAAACTAATATCAATATCTTGTGGTAAAATATCATAAGTATAAATAGTTGTTGTTGGTTTTGGTACTAATTCATTTAATGTTGTATCAACTTTTGGTAATATCATGTTGAAATAATATAAATATTCATCCTCAAGTAAAATTTCATCTATTTTATTTGTTATTTTTTGGTCGAGTCTTTTTGTGTAAGATATGGTATCCCAATTATCACTCTTAATTATTGTATTATAATCTTCAATATCATAGTGCATAACTAAAGTATTATTTTCAAAAATATTCACAGCTGTTGGTACTACCTCTTTTATTTTAAAATCTAATGGTACTACAAGATTAATATTTTGAATTGGTGAATCAAGAGAATACAAATAACAAACTCTACGCATGTCTGTTAAAATTTTAGGATTTACTAATATAGTTATACTTACATCATACTCAGATGAATCTATTATGGTTCCTTCAACATAATATTTAATGCCATCTTTTTTCAAAATATATAAATTCGAGTTTGTTTTCAGTAAAGTTTTATCAACAACAAAATTGGCATTAATTGATAATTCATTATAGAAACTAATATATTGTTTTCCATTAGTTATTGTTATTTCCTTAATTGCCAAATAATTTTTAAGTTCAAATAAATCTGTATAATTTATTAGTTTTAATTCAGTATTTTCAGTACTAGTTAGTGGAATCAATATGTTAACTGTTTTATTATCTTTTGAAATAATATTCAAATTGTAATTTCTAAAACATATTTCATCTACATAATTAATATCAACATTGTCATAAAATGTTATTTTATATGAATATCCAAGTATTTTTGTTGATATAATATTATAATTAGTTTTTTCTTTAACAACTATAAAATCAGATGGCTTAATATTGTACTTTGAACTAAAATTAATTTGGTCAGGATAAATTAAAGGATTTGTTATTTGAATATCATTTGCAATATTTGTTCCATTTAACAAGTCGATTGAATAGATTGAATTAGCTTTTATTTGATTATTATAAAAATTGACTTTATATGGATAAATAGAACTTGATACTAAATTAAATGTATTTGTAACTGGTACAAGTAAATTAGGATTATTATTAAATAAATTGCTAAGATTAAATTCTGTTAATGTATTAATTATAATGTCTATATAATATATTCTTGTAAATATTCCTATTTCAGTTACACTTAAATCACCTAAATATATAACACCTCCAAATAACTGACCATTAAAGTTAAAATTATTATACATTGTTAATGAATCATTAAAATTTTGCTCTAAATTAACTAATGGTTCTGTTTCATTATATTTTTCCCATATTTTATTGATTATAAATTTTAATGGATTATTATAGATATATTGCGGTGTTTCATTAAACGGTTGAATAAAATAATTAATTAATTCTTTCAATTCATCACCTAATTTAACAAGATATCTTAAAAGCTTATGTATAGATATACCAAATTTTCTATCATTAATATTTTCCATTTTTACTTTTCCTAACCAATTATTTATTTGTATGTCAATATTATTAAAGTTACTATTTGTTCTTTCTACTATTTCATTAACATCATCATATGTAAATTCATCTGTTATATAACTAGCAATTTCATTAGTTTCATTAATTAATATATAAGTCGGTTCTTTGTCATTCTTAAATATAATATTTGTACCATCAAAATAAACTGGATAACCTGAACTTGATAAGAAACTATTAATATGTTCTAATGTGTTCATAAAAAAATCAGGATTATTTAACCAATTTGTAATATTATTAATAATATACGGTTCAATATTATCTCGCATCATTATATAATTTGATTTAGCAATTGATTGTGCTGCAACAGTTTTAATAAATTTGGATAATTGTTTTATTTCATCATTATTTAAAAATTGATTGGTTGTATTTATTTTATCAACTGATAATGTTGTATTATTCCATTGTAATTTTACATCATAAATAATATTATTACCTAATGCTTCAACATTTTTAACTGCATTAATAATACTCCATGATTTCCATGGTTTTAAATAATTAAAAATATCTGTATCAGTTACAATACTTTGTTCTAATAGTTTAACTCTTAGTTGTTTAACATTATTAAATAATCTAACTGTATCAATAATATTTTCTAAATTTATTGGATTAATAATATATATAGATGTTGTAACAAATTCTTTCGATATTTCAGTTAATTCATAATCTAATACATTTTTAGGTACAATTGTTCTATTATCATTATTAATAATATTAATACGGTTGTTAACATCTTGAATATAATATTCATCTGTCTTATTAACTGTAAAATTATCTGTTCCATCAATTAATTCATATTTATATATTAACTCATCTGGATTAACTTTAGATATATTTATTTTCATACTTAATAATTCATTATCTATAATCCTAGTATTAATAAAAAATTCATTTGTTGTATCATCCATATTCTCTGTTTTTAATGTTTTTGGTCTGATTGCACTAACTAGATAATTAATATTTTTTGTGTAAAGTGTTTTAATTTGATTTGAAATATAATTTGGTGAGACTATATAATATTTTCCATTAGTATAAACTATTTTATATGATTGTGAAAAACTTTCATCAAGATATATTATTTTATAAATATCATAATTAAATGTATATCCTGAAAAAAAACTAATTTCTTGTGCCCATGTATTATTTGATATTGTGGGCATAATGGGCATGCCAATAACTTTAACATCATATTTACAAATTATTTCAACAGGTATATCATTTTTTTCTATCATATTTTTTGATTCTATTATTGATGGCGCTAAATATGTAATTTCATTAAATATGTTAGATTTATAACCAAATATTCTATCAATGTATTCTGGAAATACTGGATTATCTGCCTTATCATATTTTATTAGTATATTTGGGTAAATCATTCTTGTTAAAATAATATTATTCCAATCAAAATTTAATTCAGTATACAAATGCCAAGTACCTATTATTGTGTCATAATTATTAAAAGTACCATCTGAATTAACAGCAGAATATTCATAAAAATATACAGATTGATAATCATCTATTATTTCATTAATAATTTCATTTTGTTGAACAGTCTTACCATATTCAAACATTATTGGCTTATTTTTAATAGTATATTTTTGGATAAAAACTAATTTGTCATCTTTAATTACATATCTTATTACTTGATATAAATCTTTTGGTTTTATTTTATTGTAAAAAACTGGTTGAAGTCCAAAATTATATTTGAATTTAAGATTAGTATAATATTCATATTGGTTATTAAATCTTGGTGATATAATTAATTCAAAATTAGTGTTATCAAGACTAGAATTTAATATTAATGGATTTTTCATATATATATACATATTTGTTCCATCAAATTTAATTTCTTTGATATAGTTATAATTTCCTAAATATTTAACTGTCTGTCCATAATAAAACTCATAACTTGTAATAATATTTGTGTTTAACACCTCAAATCTTGAATTAGAATAATCAAACAATATGTCTATTTTAATTGGATAATTATTATTTAATGGATATGATTTTGTTGAATAATTTGGTGGAACATATAATGAATTGTCAAAAAATGATACATAATTGGTTTTCCATAATCTAACCCAATAATAGCCTGCAGTGAATGATTTTTCAACATCGATTTTATTATTCAAAACATTATAAATATTATTATATATCATTAAATTATTATTTTTACTAAAAGTTACAAATACATCATTATATTTTAGTATATCAGATAAACCAATCATATAATAACCTGTTGATACTAAACTAACTGGTGATGATGGCCCCGTTCCAACATATAATTTATCATTTTCAATTACATATGTACCTGTGGGATAATATAATTGTGTTTTCTTATTTGCTGTTATAGGTGTAAAAATACTTAGTGTACAATCTGTTTCTGCTTTACAATATTGTTGATTATATGTATTATTATTTGATGTTATAAAGTATATTCCACTATTAATTTGTTCCCATACATTATTTATAGTTCCAATATATAATTTTGTTCCGTCAATTATATATGTTCCAATAGTTACTGGTCCTGACGTTGGGCCACTGTTGGCAGTTATATTTTGACAGTTAAAAATATCAAATATTATTGTCTGGTTATCTATCAAATTATCTGATTTTATATTACCATTAGAATCAAATTCTAAATATTTTGGAATAAATGGTTGATAAGGTAATATGAATTCAACAAAACTATCCGACACAATTGAACTATTACCAAATGTGTTATTTAAAAATATTTCATTATCTCTTATATTTATAATTTGGTAAATCATATTTGATGTTCCACAATATATTAATTTGTCTAATATTTTAAGCTGTATGAAATTATCAAACATAAACAATCTCCCATCTTCATAAAACAATTTAATTTTCAATCTTGATTCATCAAAAATATTTATATTATTAAATGTGTTTGTTTGTGTTGTTAATGTAAGTTGTGATGTTTGATTTGAGTAGTAAATATCTCCAGTAGAAACAGTAGTTGAATATTTTAATTTCATGGTATTTTCATAATTAATTTCAGGTATAATTCTATTGTCGTCTCTTAAATAATTACCAAATGTATAATATCCATTATATGTATAATTTAAATTGTTCCCTGGTCTTATTAAAGTTAATTCATAATTATTAGTAAAAATATTAATACCTTCGACATAAAAATAATTACCATCTACAGATATAATCTCTCCCATTTCTAAAAATTTTTTATCATAAAAAGAAACTTCATAATTGTCATCTGATTTATAGTGTATTGTTATATAGTTTGAAACAAATTGTGGATAATTTATTGAATAATAAACTGCATAATTAGAGTTTTCTGTTTTATTTGAAAAATCTAGATAATCCGTTCTTGTAACAGCATACATTTTCTTTTTATTATCACTGTTATCAAGATAAGTTAAAATAAAGATATTACTTTCTTTACCAAATTGTGTGGCAAATTTTTTAATTATATATGATAAACTATAATTTATAAAGTTAGTTTTTAACATTACTTCAACATATGGCTTTATATTAAAAATCATATTATAATCAAGAGTCAATAAATCGTGAGAATAATTAACTGTATCATTTTGTCTTGTATCACAATAATATTTATATCCAATCTTTCTATTAACATTATTATCTATTTTAATTATAAAATCATCATTAGATTGTTCAAGTATAGATGGAGTACATGTTATGATTGAATGTGTTGTTCCATAGTTAGTTAAATTATTACTTGATAGATAGAAAGGTTCGCTAATACCAATATTTGGTGTTGTAGAATTTAAATCTAAATAATCGTGAGCCAAAGTATTATTATTTGTTATCAATGTCCAAAAATAGAAATAATATTGTTCACCAGTTGGTCTAACTCCTTTGACTTTCCATAAATGAAGCCCATAACTAACTGATTTAATATCAAATCCTGATTTGAGAGTTAGTGAATATGATGTATTATCTATTGTTAAATATGGAGACATTGAATAAAATGTATCACCTGCTGTTATCACATTAATAGTTCCAATATAATAATCTGTTGTTAATTTTGTGGATGATAATGATAATACAGTATCACTTATTACAACAAATGATTTTTGATATGATTCAATAATAATAAATGAAATTGTCGATGATGATGTTACTGTATAATCAAAATTAATATTGGGTATTATATATGATTCTTGTTTCTTGACAATTATTGGATGATAAATAACATGATTATTTGAAGTTCGTTTAAGAATCATATTTACTAATATTTCATTTTCGCCTAATAATTCTAAAACATTTGATTTAAAATAACTAACATCATAACAAGATTTAATAAATTCTGATTGATATGATAATTCATAAGTAGAATCAAATGAGAAATCACCTGAATTTGTTTGTAATTCTTTTGTAATAAAATTTTCAGACGATTGTTTCATTTTATATATCCCAATTAATTGTTTCATATTAATATTAAATAACTTATTATCAATCATAAAAATTTGGGTAATAGATGAAATATTTTTAACTTGATAATAATCAATTGAATCTGAAATAGTTATTGTTGTTCCTGAACTATAATAATAAATACAAGATAAAGTACCATTTTTAACTAAATAATATGAATTATTTGGTATATTTGAAATATTAGATACATTACCTGATGTATCTATATCAATATTTACATTAAAAGTTATCAAATTTAAATATGATTTTGGAATATACCAACAATGATATGAACCTGTAGGTATTTGTGATGCACTCATATTTTTCTTTTGTAACATGAAATGTCTGTTTGGCGTTTTAGTTAAATCAACAAGTAAAATATAATTATCATCATCTACTTCTCTTAATTGTTTAGAAAAATTATATCTTTTGAAATAAGAATTAGCTTGGTTATTTGATATTAACATTGTTGTTTTATTATTTGATAATATTTCATTTCTAAGATTAACAAATGATATAAAACCATTTGGATCTGGTTTAATACATTTATTATTATAAATTGATATATTAGATTTTATTATGTATTCTTCGTCAGTAATTAGTTTCCATTTCAATTTGTTTTCATAAACACCATAATATAATTTATTATTATCAATTATATATGTTGATAATATTGGGGTATCTAATATAGAACCTGAATCTGCATTTATTTCATTAATTCTTATTATAGTTCCATCATATTCTGTTTTAACTTTAGAATTACCAATTAAATAATGACCATTTGAAACTACTTTCCATGAACTATCATAGTAGTATAATACATTATTATTATTATAATAATAATCACCATTATTTGGTGTAGATGGAGGACTTGTATAATTTATAGTTATTGGTTCCCAAATTATAATATTACCCAAATTATCAATTCTAACTAACTGACCATCATAATATATAGAATCAGATGAAATTAAATAATTACCAGATGTTACAATCGAGTCGCCTAAATATAATTTCGATAATGATATATAATATTTATTTTCATCAACTGTTCCTGATGATATAGTATCTACATTGTTAGCAGTTATATTACTATATGTGTTAACCATAGGGTATAACCAAATATATGCTTCATTTGGTGACACTGATAAATCTATTTCTTTAATAATAGTACCATCATATTCAATACGACAATATGCATCAGAATTAATTTTAAAATATTTATCTTTGACAAGTTCCCATGTAGATGGTGTTCTGATATATAGTTTATTTAAATAAATAATGTATGTATTTATTTCATCTGTTTCTAAAGTTAATAATGAAGTTGTTGTTTGAGCTGTAATAGACACATAACTATTTAGCGCTTGTTCATCAATATAAAAATAAGTACCATTATTGCTATAGTTATTAATATTAATAATCTCACAATTTGTTTCAAAATTATAATACTTATTTGCTAACTTGAAATAATCTGCATCTAATGATATTGAGTTTGACTTGTAATTAAATTTTTTAAATCTTTCAACAATATAACTAGAAACATTAGATAAATTAACCCATGTACTATAATCATCTGGTGTTGACATATAAATTAAATCATTTGAATCAAATACTAAATCATATTGTGTTAGTATTGTTAAAATACCATAATCTAAATTTTGTTGATAATAACCTTTAATAAATCTATCGTTAATTAAAAATGTCGTTTCTAAATCAAATGCAGATGAATTATTCACATTAACTCTAACCTTATAATAATTCATAGTATTAGATAAAGCTTGTAATGTAACAGTAGATGGGATTCCTAATTTGTAATCATTAAATGCTATTTCTGTTGGATTAATTACTAACATATCTGGTATATCTGGTTTATTTTCACATGAACTAGCACCAAATATATATCTACCAATTGAAGAATCATATTGCCCTTTTAATATTTTATTATCATCTGTTAAATAATGGGTTGAAGCTTTCACTGGGATATAATCATCATTATAAATAAAATCATTATCATAAACATTAGCTATACCAACATAATTAAATTTAGCTTCTTGTTGTTGATTTCTATTTTCCATTTTATATTCTGCATCATAATAATTATTCTTTTGTACTGATTTAGTATACTGATTTGTTATCATTTTGTTTTTATCTGATACATCTAACTGGTAATTAGTTATTTCTGTGTTATCTATCTTAAATTTATAAATATTTGAATCAACAATTGGATGTAGTAATGAAATTTCATTAGAACCAGAATAATCATAAAAATTATCAAATTTGTGTTGTTGAATTTCATCGAAAGATAAGAATTGTTCTTTGTAATTATTTGGATTTGATATATTTAAATAATTAATATTGTCATTTACATAATCGATATGTTGACTGAAAAAATTTGGAATATTATTTAGATAAGATACAGTTTCTGATGAAATTTTATTGTTTGAATTATAATAATCCCAAAATGGAGTTAAAATATTGATTATATTAGATGAATTTTCAAATGCAATATAGTTAACGTCACTTTTGATATTTGTATCATTATATAGTTTTAATGCTGAGTGTGAATATTTGATATAATCCATATTAGAATAATTAAGTAAATCAAATTGTATAGTTTTATCATTGAATATATTATTTAGTTTATTACCTTGTGATATATTATATATTGTTTTATTTGATGTATTCCCATATAATGTTGAATTATTTCTATCTAATAGTGATGTTAATGATGATGTATATATATTAGAACACTGATTAATAATATCAGTAATTATCTTATAATCTGGATTATAGTATAAAATATCATCAATTTTACTAACAATGTTATCAACAAATATATCACGATAATATCCCATATCTAGAAATATATTAGTTAAATTAAATTCATCAAATGCTGGATTAAATGTTCTTTGAATTATTTCATTAGTTTCGCATGCAATTGTTGTATTATTAGCAAAATCATTTTTATAATATGGTTCTATTAATTCAGATTCTTTTATAAAAAATTGTTGGGAAGAAATTGATGTTAAATAATTTACTGGAATATCATCAAGAGTAATAGTTGATGTAGAATTAATATTAAATGATATATTATAAAACATCATGTTTGCAGATTTAAATGATTTAGTAACATCATAAAAATTATAAAAATTATTATAAGTTGAATTATTAACTAACATAATAAATGGTTTATTAAAGACATAATCGCTAAAATCTGATAATTTTTTGTTATTTACAAAACTTAAATCTGTTGAGTGACTAATAAAATTATTTAAATTAGGTACAATATTTTCAATTGGATATTTAACTATGTTATATTGTATACCCTTATTAGATTTTATAACTAATTCTGATGTTAATGATGAATCTGGATTATTATCAGAATAAGTTGCTAAATTTTTTCCTGATATATTTGCAATTAAATAATAATCATTACCATTAGATTTAGTACGATATAGTCTTCTTTCATATATTCGTGAATCAGATGCATATGATACTGTTACTAAAACTTGACGACCAACAGTTAATGTAATTTCATTAGCAATACTTCCTGTGGTTTCTTCGTTAGTTACACTATTATAAAAAGTCACTTTGTATTTGTAGGTTCCTGCATTTAAAACGCCTGCACCATTATCTGCTAATCTTGGTGCAACAGATGGTCTTTCTAAAGTTGGCAAAAATGTACTTGTTTTTAATGATGTTTCTGTAATATTATCTATATAAATTGTTGTGATATTGTTTTTAATTTCAATAAGTAAATAAAAATTACCTGCTTGTGTACTTCTATAAATTCTTCTTGCAGTAACTCTAGAATCTGGAGATATCGGAATTGTAACTGATACTTTACTTAATGAAATTATAGTTATACTTGATATGTTGCTGGTAAATGTTTCTTCTTTAGTAACTGAATTATAGTATGATACCATATAATTATAAAGTCCAATAGTAATATTTCCATAACCATATACTGACAAATTAGGTGATTTTGATGGTTTATTAATTAATTGTGAATTAATTTGTCGTGATAAATAAAAAAATGGGTTTACATATTCATTATATTTGGCTGTGTCAATATTATTGTAAATATCTGAATCAGAAATAATATCAGTGAAAACATTAACATAATTTTCTGATATACTAGCCATTTTAATACCTACACAAAAAAATGTATTAGAACTACCTGTTATACTTGCTAAATTTCTGTATATTTTCCATGAATCATATGTTTTATCATATATAGGTGATGTTATTTTGATATCAACACAATTTTGAGTTCCAGATAAAGTAACAGAGATTATATTAGATGGTAATGATTCAATATTTGATTGTGAATTATAAAATGATATTTTGTAAGTATATGTTGTTAATGGTGTTAAATTACCGCCTGTTTTACCAGTTAAAATAAAAGCTGCTGATAATCTAAATGGGATATTTTTCTTAGAACATGTTAGTTTATAATTATCCATTAAGTTTGATGGATTAACCATGTACATTAATTTTGATATATCATCTTGTTTATATGAATCAAGTATAATTTGTCCCATATTATTAATATAATATTCATTTGTTGATATTGATTCATAAGGTAGTTTAATTTCCTCAATATATATTTCATATATATTTTCATAATTAGATGGTAATTGTATTACCTTATTATTCATATCTGTAACTGTATATAACTCATCATCTTGAACTAATTTTATTAATGTTTTTTCTGTTCTATTAGATGAATCAGATTTTGGCAAATAATTATATTTAATATTATTACTAATATTATATTCAATACCTAATTCATTATCACTAATATTATCTTCATAGCTAATAGTTACATTATCTTTTATGTCTACAAGTAAATAAAATGAATTGCTGTTTGATTTTGTTCTATAAATTCTTCGTCCAATTACATTTTTCGCATTAGAAATAGGTATATTTTCAATATAAATCTTTTGCCCTAAATTAACGTTTTGTGCTTTATGTTCGCTTATATCTGTTTCACTATCAATTGTATAATAAGATATTACATAAATATATTCTCCGGGTGTTACTGATTGTGTATTTATTGATGATTGTAAATTTAGATTAAAACTAGATAGTGGTATCTGAATTTTAGCAGACAAATTATAATTAATTGTTAAAAGTTTAATCGTATTATTACTTGAAATAGTATTTTGTATCATAACTTGATTATTAATGATATTATTTGAAAAATTATTAAAAAGTAAATATTTATTTGACTGAATATTTGGATAATTATGATGCATTATTACTATTGTTCCATCTGATAAAGTTTTAATAAATTTATCTGTATAATTAGATAATGATGATAATGTAATAATAAATTTCTTAGAATATTGTAGAACCCACATACCCCCTTCTCCAAAATACAATTTATTACTATCAATTATATAGACACCATTAGTTACAGGATTAGACAAAGTTAAATTTGATATAATAATTGGATTAATATTTTGCTCCATGAAACAAACAATTGGTACATATGTTTCATAATTTACAGTCATGACTAAATTTTTTCCATCTAATTCATTATATATTGAGTTTAAGCTAGTTAATCCAATTTTCAAGTCTTCAAATAATAAATATAAACATTTAATATTATTTTCACTTTGAATAATTTTATTTTGAATAGTTGTGTAACTAATAGAAACACCATCTAGCATTAAACTTATCTTACTATTCGAATCATAATAGTTATCATATTTTATATATATACTATTGTTTTCCATATCATAATTAAAAACCTTAAAATTTGTTTTGTTGTAATTATCTACTTTTTCAGGATTTGATATATAAGTATATGTATATGTATTTGATATATTCAATTTATAAAAATTTTTATTATTTTTTTGAAAATCAGTTGTAAATAAATCATATGATTGAATATTAAATATGTTTTCTTTCAGTTTCTCAAAATTATTATATTCTATATTTAGACTCCCTAACCAGCTGTTTTTCCAAAACATTTCATTAAATGATTGCTTAAAATCATTAAAGTCGTACAAATTAGATGGATACATTGAATGATAAAATGTTAATTTTCTATTACTATTAAAATCAAATAATATACTTTCGTTTTTGATATTTTTATATGTATCAATAAATCTTTTATATAATCTGTTATAAATTGAATTTTTCCATAAAATTAAAAATGATTTTAAACTATTATTAAATTTCATAAAAGAAAAACAATTATCTATAATTTCTTCAGATATAATACCAAAAATATTACAAAAATCAACTGGTGTTAAATTATTCATTTCATTAATTGTATCTAATTTGTCATATTCATTCTTTAGTGTAGGATATTTATTTTGTTCATTATTATATGATTGTTTATAATTATCTTTATTATACTCGGCTGATACATCTATTATATATTTAGTTGACATAAAATTATCATTAAAATTAAGTTGGTAATTAGGAATTTTAATAAATCTATTTTGTAATGTCTTTAGTTTTATATATATGCTTTTTGCATCACTCAAAACTAAATTTATAAATAAATTATTAATTCTTTTTTCAGTTTCATAGAAAACAGAAATAATTTTTTCATATATTTGATTATTAATAAATGTTAGACCAACATAATTTGATAAAAATAAATCAATATTTTCTTGCCATTCATTTATGAAATTAGTATTTTCGATTTTAATAGTATAATTAATTTCATTTTTATCTTGAATATTATATTTCTTCCAAAAAAAATAATTCAAGTTGTAATCAGAATATAATAATTCAAATATTAATAATATTAGTTTCGAATTATAAGGTAAAATATTATTTTTATAACTATCCCAATTTAAAAAATTATTTTTGGTATGTTTATAAGCAGTATCAATATCATAAGTATCTAAATTATTTATTGCTTGTTCAAATGAATTAATATATTCAAAATATCTTTCTGTTTCTGTTTTATAATATATTCCTGTTTCATCTAATTTAGAAAAATCATAATATGCAATATTTTTTGCATAAAAATATCTATACTGAAAATAATTAAATATTCTGTTTTTAAATTTACCAAATAATGAATCATATTCACTTGTAATACTGACTAATTTATTAAACATATTGATATCAGTTGATTTAGAAATCAAATCTAACCAGTATTGTTCAAAGAAATTAGAATTTACTCTCAAAATACTAATAATTGATGATATGTTATTTTCTTTTACTTGATAATAGTTAACATATTGACCAAGATTTGTTACTTTTATATATTCATGTAATAAATTTGGTTCAAGTTTATATGAATTAATTAAATAAATAACTTGTTCAAATGAAGATAATTTAAATAAATTTTCTGGTATAATATACCAACTTTTACTAGTATCAGAATAAAAAACTATACAATTAGAATTACCATATGTAACATCAAGACTATTAATGTTATAACCTAAATCAATTTGTTGATTTTGTATGGTAGTTTTCAATATTTCAAAATAAGGTATTTCTAATTTTAAATATTGATTATATAATAAATCACCACTTTTATCAATGGCATATGATAATGGTTTATCAAATTCCATAGAACCAATGTATCTCTCATTTTGACAAATAGAAAATTGGGTATGTTGTTTATATACTGTCTTAAAAAAAGTAATTTCTGGATTTCCAATGATTGGTGAATCTTGGATACCAGTAGTTACTAATTGAATTAATCCTCCAGGCATTATTACTTCAAATAGAAAATAATCTTTAATTATATTTATTATAGTGATTATAAAAAAATATAATATTAATATATGGATAACTATTTTATTAAGGCTATACTTCTTGAAGGATGTTCTTATTCTGGCGCAGCACGTGGACTAATTGTGGAATACAATATAAAATCTGATATTGTTTGGGTAAATCAACAGAATAAAGAGAATTATAAAAATGAACAGATAGAAACTTTTCCCCAGATTTATTTAAAAAAATATAATAATAATGGAAATTTATTACTTGGTGGATATAATGATTTTCAAGAATTTATTTCTACATTTTTTAAACAAAAATTATCTGATGAAAAAATAAATAATTGGATTGTAAAAACTAAATGGTCTAAAAAAGCAATACTAAGGTTAATTCAACTTATAAATAACATTAATTAAGGATAATACTTCCATTTTTATAAATTCCAACTAAATTAGAATCCATGTCATATATCATCCCGTTTTCTTTAGATTCATAGTAATATTGCTTACCATTAAACTCTATCTTATCTAACATGTTCTCTTCTTCAATCTTCTTTGTTTCCGTAGTTTCATCTTGTAAAACTTTATTGAGTTCTTTAGATTTAATGTATTTATTTTTCATCTTAACAAAATCCAAGTTTTCACCATTACATATATCTAATAGTAATTTAAGTTTTTCATCAATTACATTTGTTTGATATTCTTGTTTAATGTTTTTTAACTGATTTTGTAATTTTCCATCAAGCTCATTAATAGCATCGACAAAAATGTTATTTATACCCTTTAGTTCTTTGAGTTTTTTCATTAAATAATAATATTATTAAATGAAAACACTTATATTTCAATTTTTTTTATTAAAAAAATTATATCGTAAGACAATTTTTTTATTAAAAAATTATAACGTAAGACAATTTTTTTATTATAAAATTATATCGTAAGTCA